TATGTAATACTTAGGACCGTATTTATTTGTAAAATATATACTATTTGTATCGCTCAAATCATGTTTTCTAGAATTAGGTATTCTTTGACACAATCTTTTCTTGCTATTGTTTGAATCGTTATCTCTTCTAATTACTTCTGTAATATTTAAAATATTATCAAGACTATACCCGTTAGCATTGGTAATATCTATTTCTTTAGTTAATTGATGTACAATAGACTCATTTTGCATCAATGCTTTTGTAATAAACTTAACTCCTTCTGGTAAAAAAACATTTAGATTTGTTTTTTCAGCAGATGTTAAAGTTCCAGTAATTGCTTCTATTTCAGCTAAAAAACTCATTTAAAACTCGATGTCATCTAGTATTACAGGTGAAATTTCATCTGGTGTAGCTTTCTTTTGAGTCATGTTCTTAGATAAGGAATAATTCTTATCAGCTTTAGCACCTAAATACTCTGCATCTGACAGATTTGTTTTACGACCGCCTTTGTATCCCATTTTATAAGGATCATCAGCAAATCCAAATGCTTCAGAAACAAAACCTCGCTGTCCTTCTAATGTACTAGATGGCATACTTCTAGTTTTACTATAAGAATCTACCATAGCTGCTTCTCCTTTTTTTGGTGTATAGTATTGAAGATCAACACCAGTTTTACGGTCACTATTTCTAATCATTTGATCCATTCTTCTTTGTTCTAATATAGTACCAGCACTTTTTGGCTTTTGTCCAC